TTCAAGGAGCGGGGTAGATGCATTGGTTCGTGTTACCTTATCTCTATCAGGATTATATTCCAGAATAGGCAAGCCAGCCCTTCTCAAATCCTGTATAAGAGATTGGCCTGAAGCTTTCTTTTCGATAATTATAACATCTGGTTCATAACTATCATACATCTCTTGAGCGGTACTACGCAACTCTGGATATTCAAGTCTTTCTCTTTTGTTACTCAAAAGGATAAGATTAGGAATAATTCTTTCGATTCCAAGACTATCGGTAGATACTTTATCGAATATCCCCCAAGTTTGAATAACAGAGTAATCGGCGCTGGTCTTAACGGAAAAAGCCGTATCACAGGTTTGAATAATAAAATTACAATCAGGCGGCGAATCCATGTGTTGCCAGATGTTGAACCACTGTCTTTTTATAATCCCTCCTTCCTCTGGAGTAGGATCTTGCATAAATAAAGACTGCCAGTACTTGGTTCCGTTTTGAGAACGTATCTCTAGCTCATCCTTCTTTAGAAGCCTATCCGGTTTCCATTCGGGGAAGTATGAAGTCCCAACAGGCAATTCTAACAACTCTGCGGAATCATCGTCCAACCAAGCAGGGATCTTTACAACTTCCCAATCATCTATATCTTCTTCTTCATCAGTTAATATCTGATCCTTTTTCCTTTGCTTTTCAGTTTCCAGAAGCCAGCCGCATATATCATCTTCATGGTATCGCGTGTTTATGATCACAACACTACCATTAGGCATTAAACGTGTCCGTAGACCAGCAGGATACCATTCTTTAATATACCTACGGCCAGCTTCTGAAAAGGCATCTTCCTCCGACATGACATCATCTAGAAGAGCAACGTGGCAACCACGACCTGCAATCTGTGAACGAACACCGGCAGCTATGTAAACACCGTTTTGTTTGGTCTGCCATTTACCGGCGGCTCTTACATCCGACCTCAAAGTCGTTTCAGGAAAAATCTGTTTGTATAAATCCGTGTTAACTATATCTCTGACAGCCCTGCCAAAGTCTGCCGCCAATTGATCGGAGTGAGATACGGAAAGTATTTCATGATTGGCGTGTCGTCCCATATACCAAGCGGGAAACAGTTTGGAACAAATAACAGACTTGGAGGACCGGGGAGGAAGAAACACCATAATACGTTTGATGGTTCCTTCCTCGACCTTTTGTAATTTTCCAGCAATAATTTCTATGTGCTTTCCCATCTTGAAGTCAGCAATGAGAAGAGGCACCATTAATTTAAGAAACGTAAAGAAATCACTTTTAGCTTTTATTATAGCTTGTTCAAAGAGTTTATCTCTAAGTTCTATGTAATCTTTTTTAGAAGACATATTCTTTAGATAGCCCTTTGGTTGTGATTATAAGGATTACTAATTATACCGCCTGTTTTAAATCTTGCACCTAATATCTCTGCCTCATCACGTAGAAAAGCAACTTCTTTAAGTAACATATCATACTGTTCTTTCAACGATACTAATATATCGTTTAACGCTTCACTCTTATCTCTACTTTGAACTTTTGATAATCGTGTAAACTCATCTGATATTCTAGCAACTAAATTGTCACTTTCCTTTATTCTTTTTGCTATATTTTTTTTAGTTGCTTTAGAGCTACCATGTTCTGTTCCTACTTGTATTATACGAGAAAGTATTTTATGGTGTTCTGGCTCCACTACTAATTGTCTTCCTGTTTCATCAATAATAGTTTTAAATTGCCATTCTTTATCTCCCCACCTTTCAGCTTCAATTCGTTTTACCTGTAAAGCAGTTTCAATATTTTTAGGAGAGATAACCTTTTCATCTTCTTTTAATACTCCCGATTCTTTAGCTTCTCTTATATCTTTCTTTGTTTTAATTCTTTTACCTTGACGTTCTAATTGGTCTTCAAAAGTAGATACTTTTTTACCACCAGGAATAACTCTTAATCCACTTAAACCTCTTTTTATATCTTTGGTAGTTCCAGGTAAAAACGCTCCTAATAAAGAAACAGGAACCCCTAAAGTATGAGCAATCCCTTTTAAAGTATCGCCTCTTCTAAAAGCAGGAACAATTTCTTTAGCTTCTTTCCAACTTTCTTCTACATCTCCTGCCGGTGTCATATATCTTAAAATATCTTCAAAACTAAAATCAGGTACGTTAAAACCTGACTTCTTCATTACTTCAAGAGGACCGGGAAGTCCCGATATATTTTCAGCCATTATATAGCCCTTTGTTCATAGTTACCGTAGGGGTTACGTATTACACCGCCTGTATTTTTCTCTTCAGGTGCTTCATATTTTTGATAATGTTCTATTCCCTCTTTAAATAATTTTTTTATATCTTCTTTAGAATATCCCTTATCTATAAACTCTTTAATTTTTCTTGAAAGAAATAAGTTTCCTTCCGTAAATACTGTACCACGAGACTCTCCTGTTTCCTCCCACTCATATATCATATCTAGCACATCATCAAAAGTAGCAGGCCATCCATACCCTTGTAATATTAAACCGGCATTATGATTACTTGGATCATCCCACTCAATATCAGCAAATTCATTTTCCGGTATCGAACTTCCCTCTACTGATAATGAACCAAATATATTATCTTTTGTAGGATCTAGTCTGCTTAAAAGATCACGAAAACCAGGATGATGTTTTACTAAGTCAGCTATTTCCCCAGGTTCTTGTACATCTTTAACACTATCAGAATGATATTTCAAAGTATCGAAAGCCCTTGGTTGCCCTATCTCCCGTCTTTGACGGTGATAAGCTCTTCCTTCTTTTCCTATTTCCCAAGTCCCACCTTTAGGGGATGTTTGTTCGTCCCATAATCTTTTAAAATACTTCTCTATTAAGGGATCTAATGTTGTAGGCTCCCAATGCCAAAGCCATCTATATCCTACATCATCCATATAAGCACGAGCCAACTCTTTAGCATGAGATAGAGTTGGCTTCGTAGTAGATGATAAATCAATCGGAAGTTTAACATTAGGAGTTAAAATCGTCTGACCAATAAGTTTATTAAACTGCCGTCTACTTATTTTACCCTTCTCCATAGCTTGTTTAAGAAGTTCAGGTAACAAACGTAAGGTCGTACCCATTTGCTCCAAAGGAGGCATATCTCCACTTTCCGCAGCCTTTTCCAACCTCTTTCTAAAAGCCATTTTACTTTCTACTGCTGGACCTATAACTTTTGCACCAAGCCCAAGTAATCCCGGTAATTTTTTCTTAACTGCTTGAGAAACATAAGGAACAATATCTCCAGCTTTAGTAGGAAGCGTTAGAGATTTTAAACCAGTCTGTTCCGGTTCAGCAAAAGGACGGGTATCCTCTACTCTAAGGCGTTCCTCTACAAATTGTTCAGGAGGAGGAGGTCTTCTTCTAGCCATAACTACATCCACTTAAAAAGAGCATAACAAAAAAGGGCAAAGATAATAACAATAACCCAAAACCCCACAGCAACCCAGCTATCAACGTATTCCGAATTGGAGTGGGAGTTGCCACGTAAAAATCTTTTAAAAGCTTTAAACACGCTATACAATACTAAATATTATACTTACAATAACTATAAAGCCGATAACAACAATAGATATTCTTTTAGACATAGTATCAACTTTAGCAAACTGTTTAATGTATTCTATCATAGGTCTACTTTTTACCTCCCTTGATAACTTTAAAACCTACCACATCAGCCAGATTTTTAATGTCCTCTTCCATTTTCTCTTCAGAATCCGTTTCAGCGAAATTAGACATTTTAATTTTCTGTTCAGACTTATCAACAAACATTCCCAAATGCCTAGCAATGGTTTCCATACTACGGTTAGCGTTTGTGAAATCGCTGTCATCCATAGCTTGTTCGTAGACCTTAGAAACTTTTTCCAAAACTTTATCAGCATTCCAAGCCATCCTTCTCAAAGCCTCCTCTCGCAGGTTTTCTAATCTCTTCTTTATCTTCTTATTTGTGTGCAAGACAGCCCAAGCCCTTTGTCTGGTATTGGATTCAGTCTTCCCAAGAGCATAGCCAGCAGCTTTATAGGCATGAGCTATATCGCCTGTAGCCATATACTCCATACAAAATTTCTCCTGTCGAGGGGATAAACCCCCAACAAGTTGAGATCTGGTAAAGAGTTTCAGCCTTTGCGGAGGATTTTCTAGCATTCTTTCCTGTTTATATCTATAATTTTGATCGGGTGAATCTGCTTTAGAATAATCTCTAACCCGCAAACGCTGTCTCCCAGGGAGGCGGAACATCCGCCTATGAGCCTCTTTCCGCATATCTTGCAAATCTTTACCAGCGGAAGAGGATATTCTTTTATCACTTAGTTCTTTTATTGTAGCACGTAACTTTTCCATAGACCATTCGGCATAGATGATATGTGCTTTTCTATCTAAGTTCTTGGTATAATCCTGATCTGTGGAATTCATTTACCATTCCCATATCCCAGTTTGGTATTTCTTTTTACACCTTCATCATAGGTAAGGCATTCTATTTTTTTAACAATAACATCTTTATTTTTAAAATGGTTCATAAGACTTCGGACAATATCTTTATAGTTGGATTTAACATGATCCTTACAGCTTTCAATAGTAGCATAAGATTGTGTATATTGTATCCAACCCTTATCCTGTTGCAAAACCGGAGATAAAATTAAAACCGAAACAAAATAAACCATTACCATTTTTAATAATACCATGCATCACAAACAGATAAAATACTCAAAAGGAATAATTCATTCATTTCCATTTCTTTGAAAAAGTCTTTTCCGTTTTGCTCAAGG